CGTGGTTTTTGAGCATGATGAAGAAACGACTGTTCTTCTCGGGGATTACACATTGGGGAGCTTTGAATGAGCAAATCAACACTCCCTCAGCGCGCCAAGAGGTACGCAGACAACTTCAACGCATCGCAAGACCTGACGCTGCAACACGCCGCATGCGCGGGGTTCAGGGCCGGATTTGAAGCGCACAAACGCGACGTTCGGCCAACACTGCACGATCTTGAGGACGAATGCCGTCGCAGGTTCTATTACCTGAGCAAGATGGGACTATGGGATGAATACGAGGCCAGAAAAGCGCAGGGCGAATTTGAGTTCGTGCGCGGCATTAGGCGCTGCGCAAAGTGACGCCTAACCCTATATCGCAGACACCAGAGTCCCATAACTCGCGAAAACAGGAGTTTTACGACATGACCACCACACCACAAGCCGCGCTGCTGAGTGATGACGAGATCGAAATGCTGCGCATACAGCTCACAACGAAACTCGCATCAACGTTGGCAATTTACGGTGACGACGCATGGGACCAAGACTTTGCGCGCCTGGTTGAGCAGGCAGTCATCGCCAAGCTCCAAGCCACGCAAGAGCCTGTGCAGGCGGGGGAGTTGCCGCCGCTGCCTTCAGAGGCGCATTGGGAAGAGCGTATCAAGACCTTGATGCAGCAGACCCCGCTTCCAAACAGCATGAGCGTCTACCAAGCCTTCAAGCAACTTCAAAACGAGTTCGAGCGCGAGATGATTGCCTACGCCCGAGCCGCCCTCTCAGCGCTCAAGCCTTTGACGCGCAAACAGATCAATGAAGCAAGCCGTGACGCTCAGATCAGCTTTTGTCTCAAGAGCGGCGGCACTTACGAAGAGGAACTTGCCCGTGCCCTTGAACGCGCCCACGGCATCGACCTGGAGGTGAAGCCGTGAGCAAGCCATTCACGCCCCGGCCCTTCAAAGGCATGGCGCATCTTTTCACGCCGGCAAAGCCCGCAGGTGCTTCCGCCCTTGACATCCAGGCAGGCGGGGACCACTACAAGAAGCTGGCGGTGCAGCCTATCGAGTACATCCACGCCAACGGCATCCCCTTCGCCGAGGGCAGCGTGATCAAATACGTCACCCGCTGGCGGGACAAGGGCGGGATCGAGGACCTGAAAAAGGCCCGCCACTTCCTTGACTTGCTGATCGAACTGGAAAGCAAAGCCGCACAGGAGAAAGCAAAGTGACAGATGCCCTCAAGCCATGCCCGTTTTGCGGCGGCCCCGTTCAGCTCGAACTCGCCCGCGTTACGGACGATCGGATGTACGGCGACAAGAACGGGGAACGCCGTTGGTATGGCGTGGTCTGCCGCAACACAACAAACGTCGGCGGATCGTGTTGCATGGATCAAGTGCCCAGTGCAAGCAAAGAGGCCGCCACCGCACGCTGGAATATGCGGGCCCCGCAAGAAAAGGCCCGTCGGACGCTGGAACTGCTGGCCCACGCGGTCAAACGAATCGACGAGGGGTATTCCGGCCCTGCGGACATACTTGATGACCCTCTCATGATCGAGGCGCGTGCCTTGGTCCAAGCCGCGCAGAAATCTGATCCGCCCGTTCCCGGTAATACCTCTCGTTGAGCGTGCACAGGTCCTTGATCCCGCTCATGCGCGACAGGGTCAGCGCGCATTTGCGGGCTATCGCGTCTGCATCGGGTTGGCCGTTTTGCTGCTTTTAGCCCTCTTTGTAAAGTTGCATGCAGACGTGAAAAAGGCTTGACGGTTACGCGTAACTGGAGCAGAATAAACACATCGAACAACGCAGCGGAAAACGACATGACATACGCAGAATTCAAAGCAGCCTACAACGACGCATTCACTCGCATGGTGTCTTACAAGGTTGGTGAGGTTGGCTCAGATTACTACTCTGAAAAGCTGGCTGATTTGTCTGATTCGTACCCTGAATTTGAAGCGCAGCTTGAGGCGGAATTGGAGGTGGCATGAACAATCCAGCACGATATGACGGAAGGGGGTACGAGCCCCCTTACATCACAGTGACAGACATTGATGAAGCAGAAAGAAATGCGGTGGAACGAAGTGCTGTCGTTGCGGAAACATTCTCGTTTTCAATGGATATTGAAAAGTGGCGAGAAATGACAAAAATGGAGTTAGTTGCACATGTTTGCAAAATGATTGCTGACTCTATTCGAAACCAATGACAGCCAAAACCAACGCCGAGAAGCAAGCTGACCTACGCGCCCGCCGTGCCGCTGAAGGCATCACGGAGGTGCGAGGTCTTTACGCAAAGACGGAGCACCACGCCGAAATCAAACAGGCAGCGCGCAAGGTTGCTGCAAAGCTGGCAAAGCGCCCCACAGTGGGCAAGGAGGACTGACATGCAAGACAGAATCAAGCTACCTTTGCACCCGGACACATGCAGCATTGATGGATGGTCTGTGGATGAACAGCGAGTTCTGCGCGAGTACGCCCAGGCCATTGCGCGTGAGTGCATTTCCGCACTCAAGACGGTAAAAGGTGAATCGTCAGAATGCAGTGACGGCGAGCGCCGATACTTTGAGGCTGATACGTCTGACTACGTGGACGCCATCCGCGCCCGCTTCGGCATTGCAGAGGAGTGAGGATGGATCAGCTTTGGCAGCTTGCCGTGTTTCTTGTTCTGCTCATCGGCTTTCCTGCTGTGTTCTTGTGGCTGATGCGCGGCCTTGCATCGCATCCCGGCGATAAGTAGAATGTGGGCTGTTCTGAGCAAGAACTGTCGAGAAACCCTATTGCACTAGGTTGACCACCCCGGGAAAGCAGCGGGGGCCTTCACGCATGCGCCCAGCTAGGGCCGACACTCTAGTCCCTGTCGGGGGCGAACTTAGGTGGAGTGGGCGCAGTCGTGAGGGAATGCCCAGTGGTGATGGGCTGAAAGTGCAACCGGTTCGCACTGCTGCCGGGACTATGTTCAAGCCGGGATCACCTCCGGCCCCTCAGCTTTCACGCATGCGCTCTACATCAGAGCACACTGACGAGAACCTGCTGGAGTAAGCCCCTCCCTGTGCAGCGGGGGATGATCTTGTGCAGTGAGCGCAGTCGTGAGGGTGAAGAGGTTCAATCCATAAAGGAGATAAGGTCGTGCTCGAACCGCTCCGAGTGGCCCTCTTCAATCCGCGCTTCCCAGCGCAGCAGCAGAGCACCTATAGACGCTCTGACAAGTAAAGCAGCCGTAGACCATCAACACCGCAATGACGATGATGGCCATGGCTTTTCTCATTTGGCGACGCCCTTAACATTTCGTAGGTTAACAATCCAACCGTTGCGTGGTATCATGCTAGACATGACTCGCGTAATCGACATTACAGGGCAGCGGTTTGGAAGGCTGCTGGTGCAACGCCAAAGCGATGATTTTTCATCTGCTGGCGCTCTTTGGATTTGCGTTTGCGACTGCGGCAAAGAGACACGAACAAACTCTTTGAAGCTGCGCAAAGGAATCATTGTTTCTTGCGGGTGCCATCGAGCGGAAGCCTCATCGGAGCGTCTGCGCACTCATGGCCTAGCAAATAAAAGCCCTACCTACCGATCATGGAAGGAAATGCGGCAGCGGTGCAAAAACAAAGCGTCTGACAAATGGAAGTGGTACGGCGGCAGAGGAATCGCGGTGTGCGAACGATGGGAATCGTTTGAGAATTTCCTGATAGACATGGGAGAGCGGCCAACCGGATTCACGCTTGATCGAATCGATAACGACGGTCCATATTCTCCAGAAAACTGCCGCTGGGCAACTCAAGCCGATCAAACGCGCAAGCAAGCGAAAAACAAACTTAGCATGGAAATCGCCGTCAAACTGCGTGCCGATTGGGCTGCTGGAATGACATGCGTTCAGCTCGCAAAAAAGTATGGCGTGTCCGATGTGACGGCCCATAGATGCGCAATCGGCGCAACATGGGCTAACGATTCTTCTCTGCTCCCTGGACCTTTTCCACCGTCCTGTAGGCCCCTAGTCCGAGCATCCCAAACAGCAGCGGCATCATCGTCCCCATATCCATCTGAGGGAACTTAACAGGATGGCCATAAAGCGCGGAGCCCCACTCCGCTAATGGGCCTATAACGAACTGAATGGCGAAGCCGAAGCCGCAAACCCACATGATGAACGGACGACCGCCAGCTACAAACCAGTTGGGGTTTGACGCGGCTGCGGTGTTCGCATCAAGTTGCCCTTGGACAACCGCCAACGCCGCCGCCATCTGGGCCTTCTCTTGCTCTGTCTTGTCCGGCCACAGACGGCCAATGACCGTTGTGGCGAGGTCTGATACTGCCGTGATTGGATCTGCTGCCATTACCCTTGCTCCATCATCTTGGCGAGCCTTTCAGCCCGTGCGCCTACCTGCTGCGCCCACTTGCTTTGACGCATGCCAGCAGCAGCCGAATCCCACCGCCCGCTGTTGATGCAAGCTAGGGTTGTCTTGAATGTGGACAAGGTTGCCTCGCCCATGTTGAACGCCATGGAAACCACTACGCACTGACGCGCAGGCGACAAGGCATCAAACTGAGGAATCAGGCGACGTGCAGACAGTTCAGCCCGTGCAATGTCGTTCTCAAGCAGCAGGCCTATTTCGTCATCACTCAGACCAACATCTTCCAGATTGCGCCCAATGCCGATAGTGAGCTTGCCCACGGTGTCACGGTATGGCTTGTTGCGCTTGCCCTCGTCATTGGCGAGAATCGGCCTCAGTTGGTCGCGGTAGCTCATTTGCGCTTCTCCAGTTGACCTTGCAGCACGATGATTTGAAGCTGCTGTTCAACACGCTTCATCATTTCCATTGCTTCTTGCCGCGTCATGGACTGTTCGAGCTTTTGCTCAATCACCGCAATCCGCCTCTCGTTCGAATCCTGCTGCATCTTGACCTTTTGCACATCGTTGTAGGTCTGCCAGAGCAAGGCAGCGATGGCGGTTATGAGCAGCTTTGAGCCCCATTCGGCCCATTCCCAGATCCTGAACTTGAGTTGGTCGCTCATGCGTCGCCTCGGTGCCTGTGCTTTGTTTATGGATGGTTTGAGAGGGGCCATTACTTCACCCGCTTGAATACGTTTGGCAGCGTGCAAGGGTCAAACCGGAAAGGTTCAGGAAACCCGAGCGAGGCGGCTACAGCTTCGGAGCAGAACCAGCGCGTTTGCTGTCCGTCACGACGACGCCAGATAAAGCCAAGCAGCCCGATCACGTCGAACTTCGCGCCCACATGGTCCTCAAACCATTTCCGCGCATAGGCTTCGTCCCCATCAATCTCGATCAAGTCCCACTCATCAGCGGGATAGGTGATCTTGTGCAGCACTACCCCGCCCTCTGGTGATCGCGATGTGCCCGCCACGCCATCGGAGAAGATCAACTCGGTGTGGGTGTAATCGCCGCCAAGCCACCAACGGCAAGCGATGGAGAACAGCCCAGCAAGGCCGGGGCGCGTTCCTTTGTAGCTGGCTAGCTTCATGGCTCCGCCGTCAGCGCTGATTCTTTGTTGATCTCAAGCAACCATCCGTCAGCGTCGTGGTACTTGATGCGCATGTAAACACCAACGGCAGAGGCCTCCACATACTTCCCGTCACCATTGCCAAACGCATGGATCTTGTCCGATGCATTGGGGTCGATGCGCAGAACTTGGTTTGTCAGCACGTAGAAGTCAAAAACCGTGTTGATGTTCGCGGCTGTGATGGCGGGCAGCGTGAATGTCACGTTACCCGCTGCACCGTAGTTGGTCATCCGCAGGCCGCTATATCGCGTGCTCAGCGTGATGCTTGATGTGCGGTCGATGCGGGGTGGCTCACCCATCCAAGTGACGATAACGTCATTGCCGTCATCGGTGTATGGGTAGGACGTCTCACCGACGCTGTTGACCCAATCCAAATCACTGATCACAACGTCCTGCCACAAGCTACCAACGCTGTGCACGTAGTACGGTGTGCGGTCTCGGGTGTTGTCAACGACGCGCAAACCGCTGATGCGCACACCGCCTGGGTCAAGGTATGAGGCATCAACGCTGTTTGTGTAGATAACGCAAGGAGTGTCATACGATGACACCATGCTGCCAGCCGCCACAAGGCCCGTATCAATCAACTCCACGTTGAACAACTCAACGTCCTGGCCATCCTTGTCAATGTTCAGAATCATCAGCCCATGGTTGTTGATGTTCATGGCCTTGAAGTCATGCACGCGCACATAGCCATCGTTGGCCATGGTTGACTTGTGGTTGCCAATGCGAAGACCAACGGTAGCGGTGTACGTGCGCGAGTCACGCGCTGTGCATGACAAGATCGACACGCCCACGCTATTGGTGACGGGTGTGGCGTTGCTACCAAGTTCCAACTGGAAGTCAAATTTAGCGTTGTCTGTGCCAACGCAGTTGATCAGGTTGACGTTTTGAAGCAGCGTTGATCCGCCCTCTGGCTCGATGTCAATCCCCGCCTCTGGCGCCTTGCCGTTCGTTTTGGCGAATACGCAATTTGTGGCCCACAAGTCGGTTGCGCTCAGGATTGCCGCGCCGTTGCGCATGCAGTTGTAAGACCGCAGATTTGTAAGCCATGTGCGCGTGCAGGCAATCGGGCTGTTTGTGAGTTTCTCCGGGGCGATGTGCCAGCCGTCGCCAGCGCAATCCACGAAGTTCAGATCGCTTACTCGGGTGTCAACACAGCCATAAATCCCAAGGCCGTGAACGACATCAGATGTGCCGCTGCCGCGCCTGTACCCAGTGATCGTTGCCCCATGCCCCCTGATCGTCGTTCCCGTTTCGTCGTTGACAAACAGGATGCAATCACCGCTGACGATGGTCGTTGCAGCAGACTCAACGATGGATGAGCCCGGCAAAAACTCTGTGAGCTTCACGCCAGACAGGTCAACCGAGCTTGTGACTGTATTCGTCCCTTCGATATACAAGGTCACGCCAGCATTTGCGGCTGCGGTGGCCGCTTGTTGCAGCGTTGCATAACCGCTGGAAAACACCGCCTTGTCAAGGATTTCCCAAACGTCTGTGTCTACAGCACCGGTGCCCATTGATTTATAGGCAACGATGTGGGCGCCCTCACCAGAATCCGTGCCCGCAAGAGATGTAGCCAGCGTTCCCGCATCGCTGCCTACGTCATCAGCCACTGGCGCAACCAAAGTGCCACCGCTGCCGATCAGGTCCGTATAAGTAGCAAGGGAGTATTCGCCAGCCCCAAAAAACAGCAGCGAAGGAGGCCTGCCTGCCGAATCAAGCGTGATCGGGTTTGTGTGCGCAACCGTTCCCGCTTGGTTTGTCCACATCGTTTTTGGCGTTGTGGTCCCGCTTTCGTAGGTGTACAGTTTGCAGCCTGCGGCGACAGTTCCGTCAGACTTGAAGAACTGTTGGTTGAACCATGGGGGTAGATATGCTGTTGCCATGCTGCCTCGGAAATGAAAAAACCCGCCACTTGGGCGGGTTTGAGGGGTGATGTGTGGACTACTTGGAGTTCAAGTTATGGAAGGCGGCTGTGATCGTCTTTCTTGCCTTCTGCTGGGGTTTATGGCGCGGCCTTACCGGCCAGTCGCTAACACGGGGGCGGAACGATAACCAAACTGAGCAACAGCCGAAGGATCGTTAGCCAGCGCATTCAGCATGTTTGCGCGCACTGCTGGCGCCATGCTTGCGCCTGGACCAGAAGCCAAACGACCTGCGCCATAAGCCAGAGATCCAACAACACGCGGGCTCTGGAATGGCAGAGCGGCCAGCATTGCTGGGTTGGTGATACTCATCAGACCAGCCGCGATGCCGCCACCCTGCCCAGCCAGGCTACGGGGAGTCCACGAGTTCAATGCCTGACCTGAAAGCGCAGGCATTAGTTCGACACCTCCCTGATCCTCTAGAGCATTTGCCAGATTAAGCCGGTTGCCGTAGTTGGTTTGGACGTTGTTGCGCATCAGCGATTGAAGCTTGCGCATTGCCGTATCTTTCGATGCGCGATCACCCAGAGACAGGGCGCGCTCAATCTCTGAGATTTGATCGGATGCCGTCTGATAGCCCTTCATCACCTTAGCGTAATTGGGGGCCTGTGACTCAATCTCAGCCTTCGTTGCGTTGTAGACCTTGCTTGCCGCCATCCGTGCCGATTTCTCGTTGAATGGGATGGTTTCAAGGATGCCGCCCAGCTTTTGCTTTAGAGCATCCAGGCCTTCAGGCGTATGGAATTGAGCGGGATCTAGCTGCTTCCACTCATCGACAACCGCGCGCATGCGCTCAACCGCCGAGTTCGCTGATTCGTTCTTGACGACACCTTTATAGGTTGCGACCTGGCTGGCATCATCAACCGCCTTGGAGATACCAGCAAGGCTCAAGACAGACTGATCCCCCTTGATTGGTACCATGCCGCTTCTGTACTCCGCTTGCTTGGCTGCGTTCATTGCTTGCAAGCCAGCCTTGGCATTGTCAAGAACGTCAGTCAGCGAAACGTCGCCTTTGAGGTTGTCAAGGAATGTCTGGTTGCCCGCTTTGCCTGCCTTGAATGCCTGGCTAATAGGTTCAGCACCAACGCCGGTGGTGAGGCCCAAGACATTCTTGGTGGCCGTGCTCACGCCCTTTCCTACGGTAGAGCCAATCTTGCCAGCGGCTGCAATAGCGGGAGGAAGCACACCGCCGATAATCGCACCGTCTTTTGCTTGGCTAGGATCAACAAGCCCAGCCGATGCGCCGCCAGTGATTGCGCCACCAGTCGCACGAGTAAGCAGGTTCTTTGCCAGCTCCTTGCCGCCTGTGGCAACGGTTCCGGTTGTCATGCCTGACGAGCTGATGGCGTTCAGCAATGGCTCAGCCTTGGCGAGCATATTGGTTGTTGCCTGTACTGCCGCAGGATTGATGGCATTGACAACGACAGGAGCAGCGCGCAGCGTATTTGCAATGACCGACCCAGCACCAGCCGTACCCGCAATTTCACCAGCCAGTTTGCCGCCCTTGTACAGCATCGACTCAGGCTCAGCGCCGAGGCTTTGCAGGGCTGCATCCATTGCCTGCCTGCGTTCTTCGTTGCGGCTCAATGGCTGCTTACCAGTGACCAGGCCCGTGACGTTTGGGCCGCGATCACCTTTGATGAGGTCGGTTGCTTTGTCGATTGGATAGAGCAACGTCGCGCCAATAGAGCCAGCCCCGCGAATCCCGCCAGCAACAATGTTACCAACTCCCTGCTTGATGTCATCGACAAGGCTGGTCTGCGGTGCTGGCTGGGATGGCTGAGCCTGGCTAAAGTGCGCCTCCATCATTGTTTGCGCCTGCTCAGGCGTCGTTCCGTCAGGAACCTCAAACCGCGCAACTCGGCCATCAGGCATTTGAAAGCGTGCTATTGGCATTATTCATACCCCAAGAATTTTGCGCCGCCCGCTGGCTTGGTGGGCATTTGTGGTGCACCGCCAGCCTGGGTGGGCTTGCCCCTTGTGCCGGATTCAAGATCATTCAGATACGTGATGAAGCCATTCAGCTTGTTTTTGATCTGTTCTGGCCCATCCGTGTCGGCAGGAAGGAACGAATTCAACCGCGCCAGTTCTTGCGCAGATTGCGCAGCGCCAGCCCGCTCATTGATAACCCTGGATACGTTGTTGAACACGTATGCCCTAGCTTGCGTTTCCTGCGGCGTTTCTGTCCGCCCCGCCAGCGTCTCGCCGAATGGAAGTTTACCGGCCACACCACGCATAAACGTGAATGCTCCAGGCGTAGAAGTAACAGCATTCAGCGCTCCATTAACAATGGATCTCTGCTGATTGATGCTCATAAGCTCTTTTTGCTGCGCGGCATTCGGTGCTGCTGGCTTCGGGCTGAAGCCCTGAACAGGCCTGATGTTGCCTTGCTTGTCTTGCTGCACGACCACTTGCTGACCGTCCTCGCCAGTCAACTCGAAAGGCTTACTCATCGCAACGCCACCACCGCCACCATTCCCGATCATGCGCTCATTGCTGCGGATGTTGTTCCCTTGACGAATCAAATCACCAGGCGTTGCAACCTTCACAATCGGAGCCCCGCCCGTGTTCTGCCCGTATGTTGGGCTGTTCGGATTCATGTCGCGGGTGATGATCTGCCCGCCGTTGTCGAACTTCTCCGGCTTTGGACCAAATGCGGTCAGAAGCTGTTCACCATTGAGCTGCGACATTGCAGCAGCCTTGACAACCTCACGCAATTGCACTGGGTCTTCTGGAAGCTGAGATGCAAGGTGATCCGCAAGCTCAGGAGTCAATACGCCCATAACCTTCATTTGCTCAATGTCGCCGAGCACACTTTGCTTTGACAGATTGGGGTCGTTGTATCTAGATGCCGCAGCCTTGCGGTACGTGTCGTAGCGCTTTTGGGCAAGGTTGAAGGAGTGCTCATCAGCAGCGGCACGATCCTTTGATACCGCTGCATTGTTCTTCTCCCATGCCGACGCCTCATCCAAGAAGCCACTCTTGCGCAGCACATCAGCATTCGCGCCACCTGCCAGCAAATTGCGCAACTCACCCTGACGTGCGATGCCTTTGGTGTACTCGTCAGCCTTCTGTTTGTTGAGCACATTTGTCTGACGTGCAGCGAGCAGGTTTTCACGCTCCGCCGCGTATTCCTCCGGCGACTTAGGAGCGTTCAGCATGTTGCCGAAAATGGAAGCGTTCAACATTAGAAGCCTCCAGTCAGGTAGCTAGATCCACGGTTGAGCAGGTTGCCCCATGCGTTTGCCTGAGCCATTCCGGCAGCACCTTGGAAGTTGGCATTGCTTAATAGGTTTTGGCCTACGTTGTTGGCATAGTTCGATCCGGCTTGCTGCGTCTGCTGCACACCGGCCTGACCCATTCCAGCCGCCCCCATGGCGCGGTTGAAGTTGTTGCCGATGACGGTTTGTTTGCGGTTGAAGACATCGCCAAACTTGGACGTTGCGTAGTCATTGCCAAACCTGTTCAGCGCTTTCATGGTTGCACCCGAGTACAGGCCTCCACGCGCAGCAGCGGAACCCTGAAGGGCTCGCGTGCCTTGATCTATGCCGAACTGATAGCCAGGATCAGACATGACCTCTTGAGGCGTAACGCCTGAGTCTTGCTGGGCCAGTTGTTGAATCCGTGGCAACAGCGCATTGCGCAGATCCATCAGCGGCTGGTTGTCTTGACGGGTCTGCCAAAACTGCTTGTCTTGCAGCTGGTTTGCTTGGTTTGTAGCGCTTGCCGCCGCATCAGCAGCATCACCGGCTGCATTTGATTGCAGTACGCCGCCAAGAATCGCTGCACCACCTGCTATGCCTGCCGAAAGTGGGTCTTGATAGACGCGACCACCAGCGCGAACGCCGCCCATTGGATCGCCTACTGGATGATCCAGCATCAACGAATGATTACGCATATCTCAATTCCTTCAGTTCGTAGTGAACCAATCCGCCATCCGTCTTGATGGGCTTGAAACCAATCCGCTGCACAAACTTGTGTCCAACGCTGTGCGACTCTCTGACTTTGGTGATTGACTTGCCAAACTTGCGAACTTGTTCGCCAATCACTTCACGCATCAATGGGCGCAAGAAGCAAGGGCGCGTCACACCTACATGGACCTCTGGCCCTGAAACAAGAACGGCCCCGATTACGGAGCCGTCAACCACTGCAAGCACTTGCCATTCAGGGCCTAAATCCAATCTCTGCCCTACTGACTTTGAGAGTGCGTCTAGCGCTTCCTCTCGCCTCGATTCGTCAAGATGGATCACGCGAGAATCCCCAACGATCGAAGCGCCTTGACAACCTGCTTCAGCGTGTAGCCGTCGAATGTGGACGCGTCGTTTACTGCCGTACCAGCGTTAGCAACGAATGTCGCCGCCGCAGATCCAGTTGTTGCCTGAGCTACCGGAGTAGCGCCATACAGGCCAAGCGCACCGTCAGCAACTTGCACAATCGTTGCGCTCAGTGAGTCCTTGAGCGACACATTCGAGTCAATCTCAACCGTCAGAGCGCCACCGGCACCAGCGTCTGTGAACTTGACGCCTGAACCAGCCGTTAGGACTCGCTCATTTATCAATGCACCAGACGCGGCCAACGTCAGATACTGGATTGCGCTCAGTGTCGAAATCTGACTGAGTGCAGACGTTGCGTCTGTCTGTGCGTCGTCCGCTGCGCTCTGTGCCGTAGCTGCGTTGGTTACAGCGGTGTTAGCCGTTGCCTGCGCTGCATTTGCCGAAGTTTGAGCATTGCTCGAAGCAACATCAAGCTCAGCGTTGGTCTTTGCCGTGTACTCGCCAACCCTTTTCCAAAGCGATTCCCACTGCCGCACAAACTCCTGAGAAGGATTGACCGGCCTGCCCTGAGCATCAATCCCAAACGCGATGCCGGACTTGAGCGGGAAGAACTTGTCAACCATTACGCAGTCCTGACAATCACGTCAATCGGGTTCCACTTAACCGCATCTGTCACGCGCAGTTGAAACACGCGATTGCGAGCAGAACCTAGCGCCAGTTTGCGAACCCTTGCCTTGTAGTCGCCGGTAGCGCCTAGGCTGATCTCGTGCCAGCTTCCCCACGTTGCGCCGTTGTCGTTCGACCAGCGAAGCAGCAAAGTCCCGCCTGTGGCCTTATCGCAAATACACTCAAGTTCAGCGAACCTGATGCGGCGACCATCAGGGCTTGTGATGTTTGGCATCACGCGATCACGGCAAAGCGTGTCACCAGCGTTTGAGCTTGCGTCTGTGTCCAGCTTGTAAAGCTTTCCGTCTGCATCGCCTACAACGTGATCAGCGCCATGGAATATATGCATATCTGCACGGTGCCTGATATGGTCGCCGTCCACAAAGTCCGACCACTCGTGCCACAACCCAGTCAGCACGTCATAAGCCAACGTAGTAGACAGGCCCGGCACTTGCAGCACGTACCATGAATGGCCCTCAAACTGGAGCGTTAAGGCGTAGGCCTCAGACAGATCCAGACCAGCTAGAAGCTGCTCAATCCAGCGGTTCGAAATGCGTACAGGCGTGTAGCCGTTGAGGCGATACACAAGGCCCTGACCGAACTGCTCAGACGATCCAACCCAGAACACCGAGTTATCCAGCCTGCGGACCGTGAAAGGCGAACGCGTGCCCGCCTCGATAGTTGCCGAGTTGTTGCGAGCGAATACCTCATCTCCGCCAACGTTGTGCCAGATCTCTCCGGAGTCAGTACCCAACAGAAGCACCTCGCCATTCGTGACGATCCCAGCCATCAGGTTGTCGGGCGATGATTCAGCCGTGGCGAAGTCAAGGACATCAATCGTTGCGGCGTCACCAACATTCGACCAGCCAAACCTACCCGTATCACGGTCGATGAAGATCAAGTACTCGTTCAGGATGTCGATCCGATCACCACCCGGATAGTTCGATACAGCCGAGAATGCAGACCCGCTGCGATTCATGACGTACAGGTAAGTCCCATCAGTCACCGCAACTTGCGTCTGATTTGCCGCAAAGTCGCACCAGCCAGATCCAGACACCGTTCCGCGCGATGTCGTTGTGTACGATGACGAAAGCTCAAGCACAGACGTGCCAGCGACCACGAACGACCGGCCATTAGTCCGAATCGCACCACGGATTGCGCCAGACAACGAAGCCTTGAGCACCAAACCAGGCAAGTCCCTGTATCCGATCTTGCGCGCAGCATTGGGCGACTCAATCGGAACGGGAACAAGGTTGATTGCACGCTCTGTGCTCTCTACCCGGCTTGTTACTGGGTAGCTTGGTCCAACGAAACCAGACATCGCTACTCTTTATGCTCGGCTAACACGCTTGAGACGGGGTCGCCATACATCAAGCACAATGGTCCCGCCAGCCTCTGCAAAATCAACAGTGATACCTTGCTCGCAGGTAGTTCCAACTGTGGCGCCAACAGTCATGCGGCCCGTGCGTCCGACAATATTTCCAGATGTGGCCTGCTCGTGATCAGAGTAAGGTAGCGTCTCAGCGGTAGAGCGCTCCAGCGTGGAGGCGGCCACGGCGCTGTTGATCCACATCTCGTGTTGCACGGCCTGGACCTTTGCGCCGCCAGAGTAGGTGGCTCCGATGAATGTGTCCAGTACGTCACCCGTTGCAAGCAGCGTGTAGACGTTACCAAACTTCAACAACAGCTTTGCCGCAGCGTTTGTGTTGGTGACCGTCAGGCGCCAGATGTTGTATCGACCGTCCGCTGACGCGACGAGTTCTGTCGTGCCCGTCAGTGTTCCGCCAGTCTTGACGCAGCGGCAAGACGCAGGCACATCGCCGGTAAGGCCTGACGAATTGGTGCCGCCCGTACCGATGAAAAACGGGTTCGGCAGCAGCTGGTCATCGCTTGCGGCAACGCTGTATTTTTCCTCGCCTGATGCGGCCAGTGGATCAACGAACGTGTAGTCAGCCAGCACGGACTGTGCCCACTGGTAGCCGTCCTTTGCAGCGCCAGCGTCATTGATGTGGATGTAATCATCAGACTGGATCAGGCCAGAAATGGCGCGACCATCTCCACTTGACTCGTCAAGGTAGACCTGTCTGGAGTCGATGACACGAACTCGCGGCATTGATCCAAGTGTTTCAATCATCCACTTGCGCAATGCAACCTGACGCTGCACAAGAGTTGCGTTGAATGACGCATGGCTGCTTGCAAGCGGGCGCGGCGTGCCAATGCGGAATATTTTTCCGGCATCGGTTACCAATTGAGCAGCGCCCAGAATTGAAGCCTTTACAGATGCGGCGTCATATGTCGCAGCCGCAGAACCTTGCATGTTGTTGATGCCCATTTCAGGCACCCAGATTTCATCGGCACCGGTCGCGATTGCGGCTGGTATGCGGGCGTAGATCTGCTCCGCCGTGGTGCCGCCAACTTGGTTGCTTTCGATGATGCGGACAGCCCCGCCAGCGTAGGCCGCAGCATGGCAGGCAATGCCGATGTCACGCAAGCGCGACACACCATATAGCGACTTGTTGATGGTGCAATCTGCGCGGCTGTCGCCCTCAACGCATACTGTAACCTCTCGTTTTGGCGGCGCAATTCCAGGCAAGCCGCTATGAGCTATGGCGGCAATGGAGTTAGAGTCCGTGTAAGTCACGTCATAGGTGACAACACCACTGTTGACCGTGATAGTTACCACGCCAGGCGCGCCGAACGGTCCGTAAACTTTACTTGCAAGACCGAATGACGCATCAGAGCGCAAGTTATCCATCGCCCCGCCTGCATATGACAAGCTACCAGTGCTTGCCGCAGATGCGGTCAGTGTGATGGTTGAAAATGCGCCGACATTAATTGTTGCGCTGCTACCCGGAGATACGGTAATTGCCATGATGGAGCCTTATCCGCTGATGATGTCCGTGCGCCGACCTTGATCAGGTAGCTTCAGAACGATTGGTTTGGTGTTGTTGCGTTTGATCGCATTGCGCGATGCAATGGACGCCTGCACATGGGCTGGCTTTGCCTGCATCTCATAGGACAAAGGAAGACGCACACACAGTTCGTCGTGCAGAGCGGCCTCATATCCATCTGGCAGGCTGTAGGCGGTATCAAGGTCTGCGAACTCACTCAGCTTCTTCATCACCACAAAGTGATATTCAACAGAAGCGGCAGGTACGGGCCACACATGCACAACGCCCGGTACATTCCCATCAAAGTAGAAGCCTTCCGGGTACTCGCCCGCCTCTGTCTTTGAGCCAATGCGCATGTACTGGTCATGCGTCCACATAGGTAGCGGATACGATGTGCCAGACTTGACGTAGTAACAGGAATCAACGAAGCGTAATGGCGCGTCTGTGTTGATCGTCTGTCCTGTACCTACAGTTGCGCCAGATCCTGAAAAGTTAGCGGTGACATTGGTCAGCGCATGAACGTACAAACTCTTTGCGCGCCACGCATCAATGATCCGATTGAGAACGCGCAAACCGTGTGCAGCCTCTTCGCCGCTCATGGTCCCGCCCATGTCAACGACACCAATCTCCTGAAGGGCATCTCCAATCAGATCGCGTGCGGTTGTCATTGCTGCGCCTTACGTGGTCGGCCTGGTGGGCGCTTTTCTGGCGCTGCTTCGGCTGCCTGCACGACACCCAGCTTCTGCTCAGGTGTGCGGGGCCACTTAACCCAGCCTTGCGCCTCTTTCTCAGCCTGCAATGCGTCATCAAAGTGCGCATTTCCAAGCTCTGAATGCTTCATGTAAATCATGAAAACCCCAATGAAAAACGCCCCAGCAGAAGCCGGGGCGCTATCTCGCACAAGTGCTTAGGAAGTGGCGAACGGATCAGCGTTGGTGCCGCTGCCCACGATGTCGCCGAACACCACCCACTGAGTGGAGCTGATAGCGACAAAGCGGATACGACCACCAATCAGACCGCCCGTGTCGGTGCCGTTCATCGAGATGGCGACATGGGTTGTGCCATTGGCTTGGAACACGTCACCAGAGGCTGCAACAGTCAAGTTGCCAGACATTACCGAACCCAGCAGGAACACCGAAGCTGAGTTGGTGATGACTTTGTATGCGTTCGAAGTAACGGCGACAGACACCGTGAAGTCAAACGTCATACCCTCAACCGGGGCAGGCAAGGTGTAAACCACACCGGCTGCACGGTCGAACAGGCACAGCGAGCCAGACTCTTCAGCCAACAGCGTGCGAGTCGCACCAACCGACTGGATCACCTCGCGGTGCAGGCCAGTTGCGATGCAACCATCAGGGCCGTCGTAGTTCAGGCGCTCAAGAGAGGAAGAAATAGCCATGATTGCTCTCCTTAAGCGTTGGCGGCGCCGATGATTCGGCTGGCGAACTCAGGACGCAGAGCGGCCATCCCGTACAGGATGTCCACACGCATCAGCAGTTCGTCGTTACGGATGTCGGAACCCATCCAGACACGCAGCGACAGGTTTTCGCTGCGCTTGTTCACGCACTTTTGAGCGTCATCGAAGATAGGCAGATCGGCGGTGATGAACTGGAACGCGTCCTTGTGGTACATCAGTTGCTGCACGTAGTTCGTGCTTGCCGAGCCAACGAACGTGATGTCCGCGTTGTCCACTGGAGTGCCCGAGCAGTTCTGACGAGGGTCAGTCGTGCTGTAGACCATGGCAGGGCTGAAGCTGATGCTGGTCGTGGTGGCCGAAGTCACAACGAATTGCTTCAGGTGGGCGTATGCCGTCTTGGTCTCTGGGTGCACGTCATAGATGCCTTCGACCGTGAACACCATGCCAGCCACAGGAGCAGCCGTGAAGCCGTCCACAGTCAGCGATGTGATGCCGCTGGTCAGCGTACCGGCGTTGATTTCGCCAGCAACGTCAGCCGAGTTAGGCATCGTCCACATGCGGTCGTTTTCATACCAGTCAGCCATTGCCGTGCGGCCGATCATGCCCTCGCGGTACTGCTCTCGGATCTGTGCAGAGTCTTGGAACAGACCCTTCAGACCGTTGACCATGCCACCCATTGCGATGGAGTCGCATTGAATGAAACGGTTGCCATCCTTGGGGGCAAGTTGCTGGTTCAGCTTGGCGCGTGCAGCGCCAACAGCAACCAGGTCAGTCAAGGCCGTTCCAGCAGTGCCAGCGACTTGATAGGTCGCCTTGGTGCAGTACGCCAGGAAGTCGGCCTCAATGCCGGAGCACAGGGTTGCAATGGCGGGCTCAATGTAGTTCTTCGACAGAGCATCGAACGCGCCATCGTTGTCAACAGACTGGATCAGCTCTTGCGAGTTGAAGCGCATGTCAACGCCGTCCTGGGTGGCGACGGTGATGGTCTGGGTTTGTTCGTTCTGGTCTTGAACGTCCATCACACGCGAGCCTTGGCGGCGCTTGTATTGATTGGGCGACTTGACGCGCAGAGTCGAACCGTGCGGGGCACGCGAACCACCGGAAGCCTTGAAAGACTCGTCATATTGACGGTCAACAGTACCGATGAACTGGAGTTTCTCGTGCGCGATGCGCAGCGATTCCTTAGCCACCAGATCGGTGACTTTGAAGATGTTGCTCATGAGATTTCCTTAACGCCGTTTGGCGATTTGCGCCTTGCGGTATGCGGCGAACTCGGCGTCCGTCATTTCGCTTGGCGACTTTTGAACCTTTCCGCTCGCCTTGACTGGCTCAAGGGGTAGCGGCGCTTTTGAAGGCTTGGGTTCCGGCTTGACCATCTGTGCTTCGATGGATGCAATGCGGCGCCCAAGTTGTGCGGCTGACAGCCCTTGCAGGCTTTCCGCGATGTCTGGGTTTTTCCCGATGTAGGCCAGCAGATCAGCGGGCTTGTCCGCATCGAGGATTGCTTCACCCAAAGGTGTTGCAAGGCCTCGCTTGTCGAACAGAGGGCCAGCCTCGTCCTGCACAGCAGCAACGCTTTGCATGAATGCATCACCGTGGGCTTTGACACCCTCGCGATACACCGCATTGCTTCGCTCTGTGATGCGCTCGGCTGTTGCGATCTGACGCGCCAACTCGTAAGGGTCTACTCGCTGGCTTGACTCTTCTTCGGGCTGCGTCTGCTGCTGAAACCTTGCCAATTGCTCTTCGAGTTGTTGGGCTCGGGCTTCGGCTTGGTAACGTGCTGCTGTGACGCGATCAACTCGGCGTTGCAGGCGCTTCAGCGATTTGTCAGAGTCGTCCGTTTCCGGCTTCTCTGTCTGCTGGCCTTGCTCTTCCGTGCTTCTTTCCGGCGTCGCGACTTCCGGCTGTGTGTTCGCGATTTGTTCAGACGTGGCTGTATCTGCCGCTACGTCAGGCGCGGCATTGGCTTCAGTGTTCATCGTTGGATGAGTCAGGCCGAAAAACCCCGGCGCAGTGGGTTTGCCGATCACTCGGCGGGTTGCATTGCCTAGTCTTCAGGCGTAAAAAAACCGCCCTGAGGCGGTTCTGGTTGTTCTTGCATCTCTGGCATTTCCATGCCGGGCGGCTCACCGTATTCAGCCTCTCCGCCGATCTCTTGCGGAGTCATGAGCTGTTGCAGCGTCTGCATAACGACTGCCTGGACTTGATCAGGCGCCATTGCTGGGGCCAGCACTTGCATTCGGTCTGTCTCGGCCTTGTAGGCTTCAATCTCTAGCTTGGCTTGCTGCTCGTTCGCTTTCTTCTCTGCCTCACCAAGCGCTTGATGCATCTGCTGCATCATTTGCTGCATCTGCTCCATCTGCTGCTGTTGCTGCATCAGTTGCTGCTTAAGCGCTTCAGGGTCTTCTTTCGCCTTGCCGTCAGACATGGCCTCTTGAACTTGAGGAGGAGCCATCGACAACAAAGCCTTACCCAGCTTGTCAGCCTCCGGCCAGTCCTGCATGCGCGCCCAGATCGGAGCAACAACAGCGGCCAGTTGCGGGTTACCTTGAATGATCTGACCAAGGTTCTCCGATGCCTCTTGGCGCAACGTTGTGTAAGCTGGCCCAGTCTTGACGCGCACGTCATAGGTTCCCGTGCCTAGATTGATTGTGGCTGATCCGTCTTCGCGCTCTGTGTATGCATCGCCCGTTGAATCAATGATCACAGACTTGACGGACCCATCCTCACCCAGAATGCGGGCTTCACGCGGCTCGTCATACAAGCGCGGGATCATGTCAATGACGATGCGCCACAGGTGCTCGATCGAGCGCCCAAGGTTGTCAACGTAGTGGAAGTTTGCCGTGTCGCTCTGTTGATCTCGGCGACGAATGGCGATACCGCTTGTCTCGTTGCTTTGCTTCCCAAGCGCCGCATTGAACATGCCGACGCTAGATTGCAGGTCATCATTCGCAAACTGCGCGCCTTGAGCAAATGCAGCTGGCATCGTTGGCGGGTTGATCCGCTGCGGCACCTGCAATGGCCTACCGTCTTCTGTCACCGAGTTGTACGGCACAAACGCCAGGTTCGCCCTGTTCATTCTAGCCCACGTATCCTCATGACCGGCCACAGCTTCAGCATCAGCAAACACAGGAGCACGCGGCTGCAATGCCACGGCTTCAACCCATGCAGAACGCTCATAGTTGTAGGCCCTCTGAGCCTCCATCATGCGGCGAGTCATGCCACTAAGGTAACGCTTGCCCTCAATCCAGATTTCATGGCCGATCACGGGCACTAAGGGGATGAAGCGGCTCGGGAAAATGGTCTCTTCCAGGATGTCAGCGCCGCTCATCTTGAGCCACACAACCTCCTGTGTTTCGCCTTGATACTGGCTCAAAAACTCAGGCTGATAGCCTTCTGTCTTGACCATTGACCAGTACTGTTCCTCAGTCATCGTGCGTTTCACGCCGTCTTGCGTGCGCACAACCAGCATGTTTTGCTTCTTCTTGCGAAGGTCGAAATGCTCACAGACCAAGATGGCATCATCGCCACGCCAGCCGCCGCCAGATTCAGCCTGTGTCCAGTTCTCGGCCTTTGCCTTAGGCCATGCGCGTTTGAATGCACCAGGCGAGTACCACGACTCCACGAATCCGTATTGAATGTCTGAGCCGTCAGGCTCTGTCCAGTCTGGATCACACACTACCGACAACGGATCGTGCACGCGCTTGATGCGAATCTCTTGATGGTTCAACTCAGCGTTGCACACCTCTGTGACAACACGCATCCAACCAAGCGAAGCCCGCGCCGCATGCTCGATTGCCGTGTCATATGCAATCTGTGCGCGGCTTTGATACTCAATGTGCCGCGCAATGCCGTTCAATGCTTTAGCCACCTCTTGCCGAGCGCCACCAGACGCAGGCATGAAGGTGGGTGCTGGCTTGTTTTGGCGAGCATCGTTAACCACCTGCGCGATGTACTGGTTTGTACGGTCAAGCGTCAAACATGGGCGCGCACCATCAGGACCATTCTCACGAATCGCACGGGCGGCATCTGTCCACTGTTTCGGATCGGCAGGATTGGAGAATTCCAACTCCTGAACCATACGCACTCGCTGGTCCCTGAAAGCATCGCAAGCGTCTTGGTAACGCTCTTTTGCTCTCTGGTGTGTGTCTTGTGCCATATGTTATGCAGCCATCCAGCCGCCGCCGTGGTTTGTGGGCATGTTCAGTTTCTTCTTAGGCTTTACGTGCTCTGCAAACGTGAGAATCCACGAGTCAGCACGGTCGGGCGACTTGCCCAACCGCTTCTTGTAGTCCTTCTTCGGCTCCATCAATAGGAGGCCGTCTTTGTAGCCGTATCGATACGATGAAAGCTGAGACTTCAATTCAGGATCTACCGGCATCGAGCATCCGCCGCGCTTCAGATATTCATTACCCATACGCCACAACTTCGCCTTTACGTTGTAGTTGCGGTCGTCCTTCAGTGTTGCGCCAGTGTGGACGCCAATCACCTGCTCTGCCCATTTGCCGCGCTTGAGAATGTCGTAAGCGCTCACGCCTGGACCGTCAAGCTCGATCACGATTGATCCAATGATCCCGCCAGAGTCCTCAAGCGTTCTGCATTCCTCTTCAACCGCTGCTGCAAGAGCTGGGCCGTCAAGCTTGCGGTGACTTACCTGAGGAAGCGTCAACAGTCCGCGCCTCTTAGTGATCACGCTCTCGTCATCACCCATATGCGCCGCATCAACACCAATAACCCAAGGGCCGTTTGGCTCAACATCAGCAGGGCCAAGCCTTTGCGCCGCCTCAATCAGCGTTCCGCTGATCCATGAATCAGCAGTTGACGCGTTGTAGTCAATGTCAACTTCTTGAGCCAACACAACCGGGTCAAGGTCGTTTTGCTGCTTGGCGTACCAGTCAGGCCCTTTGCGCGGGTCGTCACGCCAATGGAAGCTAAAGACCTTGATCTTGCCGCCATGTCGCTTGCGATAAAACGGGTTACCGTTGCCGTTTGGTGTGCTTACGTCAATCTTGCAATTTGATGTCTGAGACAGCGCCGCATCAATCGACTCAGGCCGCTCATAGAACGCCGACTCATCCTTGAAATAGATGCTGGTCCGATTGCCTCGCCCGATGTTGTCCCCAGCCTCGCCAACAATCGCCGCCCCATTTTCTGGGTTTACGATGTTCATGAAAGGCGCGTGCTTCTTCTGGTCCCAGCCTTCAGGCCTGAACTCAGATGGCAGCAAGTTTATGAACTGGCGAATCTTCCAGAACAGCGACTTAGGATCACCCAGCTTATCGACGTATTCTTCTTTGCGTGAGCCGAAGCCGATCACCGTTCCAGAGTGAAACAGAAACATCCAGACGCCGAATCCAACGCAGAGCCACGAAACGCCCATGTCCCGGCTTTTCTCCGCTAGGCCGTCTTCACGTCCTAACCAGCGATCACGCAGCCATGTGATGAATTCAGCCTGCTTAGGGAAAAGCAGAAAAGGCACCGTTGTCGGCAACCCAATCTCCGCATTACGCGGATCGAACGTCATTCCCCAATCAGTTATGAACTCAACCGGGTGATCCTTGTAGAACTCCTTCAATCCAGGCACAAGGCTAGGATCTGTCCTTATGCGTTCTAGCCGCAGCGCCCTCTTCTTGTACTCGGCTTCGTAATCGGGCGACCAATCACCGGCCATCCAGCATCCGCTTGTATGACTCTTCGGCGGTTAGCGTCACAGTAGATTCAGTCTTGATTGGCCCACCACCCGCGCCAGTCAGCTCAACGCCCTTGTTTTCGCGCCAGTCTTCGGGGAAGCGTGCGGCCATGCTCTTGGCCCACACAGAGCCATTAAACATGGGCGATGTGATGCCGTTTTGACCCATGTCTTCCCACACCGCCTGCGCTTTGGCTCTTGCTCGCGTTAAGGCGTCAGAAAACTCAGGGTGAACACGCGCCCACTCATAGACGCACTCACGAGACACATCCAGCTTCGCAGCCATCCAAGTGACGGACTTCCCCTCTTCGCCCCATGCAATCACTTGATTGCAGTATTCAGGGCGGTAGTCAGTTGGCCTTGCCATCATCCACCACGATTGCGCGCTGTTGCAATTCTTCACTAAGCGCTGCAACCAATTCGGCCTCGCTCGGCGATGACTCCACAAAACTGAATGTGTCTAGACCGACTTTCGCTTCTTCTGGTGTCATACACGCCTCTCGGCAAACATGAGGAAACCGCCTCAAGTCGGATGGGGCGCCCAGGCAATCAACCCGATTGCGAAGTGAAGGATTCGGGATGGTGGGTTGCGCCCGGGCATTGAAATGGTGTCGGTCTTACCCGACCGTAGCTGCCTCACCAACCTCGACAACCGAGGACTAAGGGCCGTGAACACACGGTTTTATTGCCGCAGCAAGCGTAGTTCTGAAACGAAAAAACCCGCCGACTTGCGCCTAGCGGGTTTCTGGTAAGTGACACGTAGTCACACTACCTACATTTCACAGAATAGCGACATGGCGAACTGTCGTCAAGGGGGTTTCTGTCATTTTCGCCAAAAGTTGCACCGCTGCTTCGTGGAGCCAGCGTTGCATGGTGCGTTCTGTGCAGCCGTAGTGATCCTCTAGGGCTTCTGTCATGGCTTTGAACGTCCACGGCTTGTAGGCGCGGGTGATGACCAACCGGTAATTCACGTCAAGGCTGTTGATAGCCGCCTCAAGGTCGCGGAAGTCTTGTGCGGTGTATCCCTCAGGGTCATGGCTGGCTGCTGGCCGGTCAACCCGCTCCTTGAACATGGGGCACTCGCCCGGGTATCCGCCGCTCATTCGGTTGAGTGCGTCGATACCCCATGCGGTCAGCATGACATCGAGCCATCGAGGATTGATGATTGCTTTCTTGCTCATGCAGTCTCCTTTTCCAACTCATCTGCCATTTGTTTGAACTGCGCTTCGATGCGCTGGTAATCTTCTTTGCGCCACCTTGGTAGTGCGTGCGGCCCTTCCAGTGATTCCACCCGCTCTGGCCCGATGCGCTGAACCAGCGCCACCCTGTAAAGCTGCTGGTTTCCTGACTTGAACAAGTTGCACTGCACACACTGGGCCGCGATGTTGTCGAGGTGGAATCTCAACTCAGGGCGCGCCTTTGTTGTCAGCCAGTGACCTGCTTGGAAATTCGGCTTCCATTCTGTATTGCATGAAATACATGGTTTTCCACGATCACGAAAGCGGATATATCGGTTCACCTGCTTTTGTGCGCGATCAGCCCAATAGCTCAACGGCTTCAACTCTTCGCGCTTGGCCCTATCAGCCTTGCGCTCGTCGCTTCTCTTGCGCTGCTCTGCTTGCTCGTTCTTTGCTCTGACGATGGAGTGAGCGCAGGAACCGCAGCAGGCTACGTGCATGGAGTTTCTGGGTATGAACTGCTGTTCGCAGCCTTTGGCTTTGCATTTACGGGGCTTGGGTGTCACTTCATCCCCCACCACTGAGTAAAAGCCGCCTTGAGCTTCTGAGCTGCTTCCTGACCTTCCTTGCGCTCTACCGTTTCGATATAGGCGCGCCTGTCCTGGCTTGCTGGTGTGCGCTTCAGGTGCTCCATGTGCAGGGGAAGTGCAATCTCGCTCTGTCTTGCTTTGCAGTCAGGGCAATCAGCGTGATACAGGCCAGAGTGCGGGTTTGTTGCTCGGGCTTCGCAGGATGGGCAGGTCATTTCTTTTTGCCTTTCGTCTGCTCTACAAATGACCACATGAGTTGCTGGCTGATCCACTGAATGGCGTAGGCCTCCGTCTCATACCCCGGGTTTTTCTCCCGCATTTGGTCATCTCGCGTGGCTTGCCAGACATGCACGGCCTCATGGACAAGCAGGCCAGCGACTGCGATAGGGTCTAGCTGATGCCATTCGCGCATCGCAACAACACACGCAATTTGCCCATCCTTTTTTTGCAGAATATGGGTTGTTGCATGTGCGTTACCTTGCACAAAATCACACCGCTGATCCTCGTCTATCCCACAATCAGCGTAAGCCTTCCAGCAATCACGCTCATTCAGTACCAGAGTAAGAAATGGGCCGACGATGATCGACCTATCGAGCCATTTCATACCGCCTCCAGTTCAGGACAAGAGAAACGAACGCCCTTCTGCGCGCCGAATGCCTCCATCAATTCCATGAGTGCTGCCATTTCCGCAATACTCATCTTTGATGTGGACTGACCGAGAACCACGAAACCACCATCAAGGCCTGGCACAACGTCCTGTTTCTTCAGGCTGGCCGAGAAAACGTGTTTCCATTCCTCTGGCGTGAGTTTTCGCCCATACCAATCAACTTGCTTTGACACGTCAGCCAGCATTGCCCACATACGGGCGTTTTGCTCAAGGCTTCTGTTTACGTCCTTGACCTCGATGGTCAGTTTCTTCCGATTGGTCAGGAGCTTGCCTTTTGCAAATACGCGTGCGCGCTCCAATGCTTCGGGCAACTCTTGGGCGTTGTTTACGTAGACTCTCATGCGACCTCCACGACACGCACTCCGCGTGTTTTGCTGCTCAGGATTGACTTGAGGCGCTGGTGCGTCCGCTCTTCGGCTTGGAAGTACTCAGCGTGGGTTACCGTTGAAAGCAGGTCGCGCCATACTTCGACAAGGCCGCGCAGGTCTGCCAGCTCTGAGGCGTACAGCGCCTTTGTGCCGGTTTGCTTCTGGCGGTCGAGAAGGCCGACGATCACCGATTGCATTGACTCGATGTAGTCCTCAGCGTTGCGCATGACCTTTGGCATCCGTGAGAACGCCTCAAGCATGTTCATGCAGTCAAAGACGGCTTGCCAGATTTCCTTGCTTCCCTGCCCTTTGCCGATCTTTTCGACGGCATCTGACAGCATGTTGACGCGGACATCCTGATCGGCTTTTGACAGCAGGCACGATCCTTGAATGGCAATCTTCCAGCTATCAGCGGACACGCCTCGGGGGCGGTAGCGTTTGCGGTCGCTCATGCTGCTGCCTGCGAAAAAATGGAAGCACCAGGCAAAAGCTTTGTTTGCTTGTAGCTTCTGTTGAGTCGAATCATGGATATGGTGTTGACGCACACACCCAACTCTTCAGCCAGTTCGGTGCATGTCTTCTCAGACTCGCGAACTTGCATGGCCTGCTCTTCGGTCAGTTTTCTGAAGCGAAGAACCGTCTTCCGGTTTGCTGCGATCTTGCGAGGGTTGTTTTTGTGAACACCGCTCTTCGCCAGAGCCTCGCCCCATTTTTCAGTTGGCCCATATCCAATGTGACCAGGGTTGCAGCACAGACTGTTTCCGCACTTGGACCAGACGCGCCACCCGTTTTTAAGTGGCTTGCCGGTGTCATAGGCTACGACAGCGCGACGAATGGTTGTGCTGATTGGCGTCTCCAGCCATGGGAATGAGGCATAACCACGCGGAGCGCCACCGCTCTGGCCTGTGCATTGGCTCCAGTTCCAACAATGGGTAACCTCATCAATGCGGCACCGATCCATGACGGACTGAAGGTCACGAATCCCACCGAGATACTTACCGGCTCGAAAGCCGCCTGTTTTCTTGCTCATGTCATTTCCCCTCAAGTTGCAGCGCCGGGATAACGTCGCTGGCAACCGTAAATTGCGTTTTCGATTCGCTCGAGCCAAGGCGCAAAACCTCAGCGGCTTTCTGTGCGTTTCCGATCAAGATGGGTGGCGCAACTTGCCTGCCCTCGTGGCGGTTGACTGCCTCAAACTCGCCGATCAGCTTTGACGGGTAGACCAGATCAGGCCGGTTCACATACGCGCGGTACGACTCACAAAACCTGTGTTCGGTGTAGCTGTCAAGCTCAGTGCGGCACAACTTCACCCAGCCGCCCAAGTCCTCGATAACCGCATGAATGATCGGATCGTCAAACGCCACCGACTTCCATGCGCCCACACGTCCCATTGCATCAAGAGCCTTGGACCACGCAAGCCGCGCACGATCCGTTTTTGTGCCTGCCAGTGCCTTGACCACGTCCGCAGGCTTTGGAGCGAACTGGCCGCGTTCTGGGTCCACTGCGTGGGCACTCAGAGCCTTGGACACCTGCTCGAAGTCAAACGGCTCGCAGGCCTGCCACCAAACCGACATCGCGAACGAGCTAACGTCCTGCTTGTAGAACGCCAGAACGTCAGTGATCAGCCTCGAGAATTTCGCCTTGTCCTGAACATCCATCGCTTACCCCTTGCTGCCTTAGCCATTCATCGGCCACCGCCCGGTTACGGGCCTCTTGCGCTTCCTGCCTGTTGACGGGCATTGATGGCGAGCCACGTTCATGTGGCTTCAGCCAATCTGCCTGGAGCCCTTGCGAACCTCGAGCGCACCAGATCGACAAAAACCGCTCGAGCGTCAAACCGGCTTTGGCTGCTTCCTGCCTGGCCTCGCTCAACACCGTGGCCGTTACCGTGGCCTTCTTGGCTTTGCGCAGAGCACACCAGTCGGACCAGACTTGGTCTTGAACGTCATCCGGTTTCGGAAGGGTGGGAGAGCGCGCAGCGCGAACTGGCTTTTCTTCCTGTTCCTGGTTCTGTTCTTGTCCTGTTCCTGGTTCTGTTCCTGTTAATTGCTTCGAAGGGGCTTCAGAAGCACTTTGAAGGGGCTTCGAAGGGGCTTCACGCTTGATGTGGAAGGCTTCTGCATAAACGCTGATGAACGCATCTCGAAGCGACTTCACATTGATCTTTGCGACTTCCTTCTGAACGCCCTTGACCTTATTGTCATCAGACTTCAGGTTTTCGCCCACTTGATGAGCGGCCATGCGGATGACAAACACGGTTTCTGTTGCGTGGTCGTACATGCAAAAGCCCATATCACACAGGCTTTGGAGGGCCTTGGTAGCCCCTTCAGAGCCCAAGCCAGTCTCGTGACCCATGTACAAAATGGGGCAGTGAAAAACGCCGATCATGTTGGCGTGCGGGCTCGTCATCAGATACAAGGCCAGCACCTGGCAGTCAGGCTTGCCTCGAAGGTCTTTGCCTGTTCCACCTATCCAGAACTGCGGTGATACGGAGCCGTATTCGCGCATGTCTAAACCTTGCTGTTAGAGCGCCGAATGTGGTCAGCGCGGGAATGTGGGTGAGTCTTTGGAAGGTGAACGCAGGCCATGCGGGCGCGTGCGTCGTCACCGTCGAAAGGGTTTGCCTGCTTCTTTGCCGGTGGGGCCTTCTTGACTGGCGCGAGCTGGCTTGTGTAGTCCTTGCTGAAGGCGTTCATTGATCGCTCCTTTTGGCCTTATCAATAGACAACCATTTAGGAACGTCTCTTGCTGCAACCATTGGAAAATCGGTGACAAACACACGCGAACTTGTGTGATGAAGCCCGTCATGTCTGTAGATAGTTCCGGTGATGCAATCAGCGATCAGCGGATCATCATCAAGTTCTATCAATGCAAACTTGCGCACGGCGTCTATGCCGGGGCCAATCAACCGCGCTTTGAACGTTTTGCAGCGCTTCAATTCATCAATGCTTGATGACGAAACACAGAAATCAGGCGATGCAATGCGAATGGTCATGCCATCACTTCCTTCTTCTCGATCTGATCCAGCAGGTACTTGGGTACCTTGGTGGCGAAGTAGCGGTTGAAGTGAGTGCCGTTCTGGTTGATCTTCATCGGCTCAATGACACAACCCATATCGCGCAGGTCAGACAAGCGGCGATGCAAGCTGGTGATATGCAGGTTCTTGCTGGCCTCTAGCGCAGTGATTCCGCGCTTGCTGCGAAGGAAGGGAAGCAGCTTCAGGCATTGGGATTTGTTGGTCATGCTTGCTCCTCAGAAGTCTTCGATAGAGTCAGAAATGCGATTTAGCAAAGAAGCAAGGTGCTCGGCAATCTGTGGCTGTCCGATGTCTTTGAAGTGATCGCACAAGGCTTCTTTCAAGCACTCGACGGCGCCAAAATCAGACTTTCCTTCTGCGCGAAGAATCGCGTTCATCAGGTCTGCAAAGTTCATTTGTGATACCCATGAAGTTCGGATGCAGCCATCTGCGCTGCTGTTGACGGTTGCGCGCTCGCTCTTCAGGATTTGCCGCGCCTTATCAACAGCGGACTTGAATGCGACGGTGCGCTGATAGGACCAGCGAGAGTGATCGGCAGGTATCTTGTTGATGATTGCTTCAATGCTCTTTTTGGCTTCCGCAACCAAGCGCTGCTTGGCTTCCGCCTCGCGTTTCTTGGACTCTTGATCAAGTGCCATGTTTCGCCTCAAGCGGGCTGACGCCCAGTAATGAGTTCAGACATAAGCCGACGCTCGATAGCGCGCTCGGCAACGAAAACGATTCAAGGCGGGCCTCGGCAGCGCTAGCCGCCATGTGGGCCCGCTGCGAACTCAGAGCAGCCGAGGTATTGGCCTGGCTGGATGAGGAGTGGATATGAG